AGTCACTGTCATGAACTTCATGATATGCAATTGATATTTGTATATAAATACTGTATGGCAATAAAGAAAGCACGAATATTCTCAGATATTGACTTTGATTTCCTACCACATCCAGTCACTGGTGATATTGTGCGTAAGTATGATGAAACAGCGATAAAGAAATCAATCATTAATCTGATATTAACTAAACCTTATGAGCGACCATTTCAACCTAAGTTGGGATCGCAAGTGTATGGGTTATTGTTCGAGCCTGTATCACATTCTACGCTTACAGCGATGGAGGAAACGGTGAAACAAGCGATTGACAACTATGAGCCTCGTGCTGATGTTATAAGTGTGACAATCGAGGACAATATTGTATACAATGGTGTGACAATCCTTATATGGTTTCATGTTTTTAATTCGCCGCAACCAATTGATTTAACAATATTTCTAGAGAGAGTCCGATAATGGCATCAAATATTGCAGTAACTGAACTTGATTTTGCAACGATTAAGCAGAATATTAAAACGTTTTTGAGAGGTCAATCTGAGTTCACAGACTTTGACTTCGATGGATCTGCGATAAGTGTGTTAATCGATGCACTCGCTTATGCTGCTCATATCACTGCTGTGCAAGCGAATATGTCGTTTAATGAGATATTTCTTGATTCTGCAACCTTGCGTAACAGTGTGATATCGAGAGCAAAGGAATTGAACTATTTGCCACGATCTGAAACTGCTGCTCAAGCGACTGTCAACATGGTTGTTGCTGATGTTAATGATCCATCGTCAATCAATGTGCCTAAAGGTACTAAATTTTCATCAACTATTGACAACGAGACTTATATTTTCTCCACTGTGACTGATCAGGTGCTTGCGCGTGTGACTGCTGGTAATTATGCTGGCGATGTCACTGTATATCAAGGTGAATACCAACAATCAACGTTCACAGTGACATCTATCATTGATGGAGTCATCCAGAACAAGTTTGTTATACAAGATACCAACATTGACACACGATTTTTAACAGTTGATATAGAAGATACTAAAGGCGCATCATCATTTTCGTGGGTTATCACTGATGATATCACTGATGTTTCAAGTGCTAGTCTTACGTTTTACCTACAGGAAGTAGAAAACGAACACTTTGAAATCTATTTTGGTGCTGGTTTAATTGGCAAGCAACCAGTTGTGGGTAACTATATCACTACTGACTATTTGGTCACTGCTGGTGTGGATGGAAACTTAGTCAACAATTTCACATTGATTTCAACAATTTCATCTAATGAAGTCAATTACACTCCAAATTTATTCACTGTTACGACTGTGGACAAGTCTTTTGGTGGTCGTGCGCGTGAATCAATAGCTGAAATTAAGGTAATGGCACCAAAATATTATGAAACTCAAGGTAGAGCCGTTACCGTTGATGATTATAAGGTGATAATGTTAAAACAGTTTCCAGAAATTGAAACATTGTCTGTGTGGGGAGGTGAAGAAGAAATTCCAGCACAATTTGGTAAAGTGTTTATATCAGTTAAACCTATCTATGGTACAACATTTCCACCAACAACGCTAGATGAAATGGAAATCTATATGCAACGTAAAAATATTGTTGGGGTGACATCAGAAATTGTTTCTCCACAACTGATTTATGTGAACATCATTTCTGTTGTTAAATTTGATGGTCAATCGACTACACAAACTGAAGGTCAGATCAGATCATTGATTCAGACTACAATGTTCGATTATATTGACAATCAAAGTGAGGTTTTTGATCAAGGTATTGATTTTTCACCAACGATTTCAAAGATTGACACGATTCATGACTCGATTGAAAGCAATATTACTGCATTTTCATTATCACACAAATTTATACCGTCAACAACCGTCAACAATGATTATCAGTTTGATTATGCTAATGTAATCGACCCTTCTAGCGTTGTATCGACGTGGACTGGTGTTGATACGACTACTGCATGGGAATTAAAAGATGATGGATTAGGTATATTACATATTTACAAAGATGGCATATTGTTCTTATCCAATGCTGGTGGTGTGGATTATGCTGGTGGTATCATCAATTTATCAAACTTTTTACCTGATGTTGCAACTAATACAACATTTTCATTAACCGTGTCACCTATATCAAACGATCTTTTGTCACGTAGACGTGCGTTATTGGTCGCTGGTGACATGACTGGTATAAATGTATACGACAGTTCCAAAGTTGGCGGATCGTTTGAAGCAATACTGTTTAACGATCTTACAGATGCTCAAAAAGCTGCGTTAGGATTGTAAAATGTCATATCTTAACGAAAACAAGAAATTATCAATCATTACACAACGTTTGATACCTGAACATATTAGATTTAAACATCCTAATTTCGTTGCATTCGTGGAAGGGTTTTTTAAATATCTTGAAGAAGATGGAAATCCGTACTCAGTAGTAACTAATATTTTACGAACTGCTGATATTGATAAAGTAGCTGATGAATATTTGGTTTATTATCGTTTACAATATGCTGCAAGCATTCCAGAACGTATATCAAACGATTTCAGATTCTTTATCAAAAATGTTCAAAAATTGTTTCGATCTCGTGGTACTGAAGCGTCATTTGAGTTCTATTTTGATCACGTGTTTTCATCTTCGGTAGAATTCTACTATCCTGAATCAGACATTTTAAAATTGTCAAGTGCTAAATGGGAAAAATCTCAATACTGGACAATCGTTCAAGATATTGAAAATGATGCACAATATCTTGATGAACAGATCCTATATGTGGACGCAAAAATTCAAGGTGATACATCAGGTGCAATTGCTTTTACTAAAGGTGTTGGTGCGTTTGAAACATTTCCTACATCAGGTGTCTATGTTTATGGATTTGAAATCGATGAAAAATCTATACAAGGTGAATTCACTAATGGTGAAGATTTAACTGTAATTGAATCTGAAAACACGATTCCTACATCATATACACACTTGACAATCGACACACAGTATGAATGGCCCGGCACATATCCAGATACACGTCATCAAACTTCTGGTCGAAGTAAATTGCGTGATAATTATTATTATCAAGAATTTTCATACGTGTTACAAAGTCCATTATCTGCTGATGTTTATTTTCCATATATGAAACAATTCTTACATCCTGCTGGATATTTGATGTTTGGTGAAGTTGTGATTATTTCAGAAGTTCCTGAACAAGGTTATGGGCCAGAGTTTGGAACAATTATTGGCTATCGTCCATTCGTCTATGCAAAAGTTGATCCAGATCCAGACCATATTTTAGGCGAACTTCACGCATCGTATAAACACAATCGTTTTATTCGATATACTCAACCGTGGGATATGCATACTAATGGTGAAGCAGAAGCGAACAAACACACGAATACCAAAGGTATTATGGTTAGATATATAAAAGATTGGCTAGAAACACCAATATCATTTTTCGATACAAACAGTGCTGAAAAAATGGTGTTAACAGCTTCTCACGTTACTTTGTAAAGGTTTAAACCATGATTGACAATTTTAAAACACGTTTATTAGAAGAACAAGCATCATTAAGGAATCGTGGTGATAAATTAGCTGAATTTCTGACAACTCCATATTTTCATAATTTATCAGAAGAAGACCAAGAAGATCTTGACGAACAGTTGAAACATATGATCAAATATTTGAAAGTTCTGAATCGACGTGTTTCAAGGTTGTAATTAATCTGGAAACAGGTAGTTGGCACACAGATTGAGCATGTTCAATAATTCTTGATCTTCTTGTTTCATGATTACACCCTTATAAAAACATCGTATACGATCCACAAAATGTGCGCGGAACAATTCCTACCCATCATAAATTTAACACCAAACAATGCATCACCTATGGTAACAAGATTTAAATCGATTGCTTCGATATGTTGATCTTTATTCATAATTATTCACTAATGTTAATACAAATGATTGATTTTTGACTACACATTAGACAAATCTGATCTTGCTTTATACAGCTTGACATTAATTGATGCAATTTCTTGAATCGTTTTTGATGGATCTGTGACCAGCTTTTCAGCAAAATTGTGCATACTTGTTACTCGACGTGCTAACAACGTTCTGTACAAAGTTAAAAATCTGATTTCATCTGTTTTTAATTTATTCATTCCACTAGCCTAAAATAATGTCCACTTTCTTTAACAATGATATTTCGCTTAACAAGTCGATCTAAAGATGATTCAACTTGTTCTAGATCATAACCATACAACAGTTTTTCACGTAGACCAGAACCAATATACACAGGTTCTGGATGGTAACGTGAAATATAACCAACAATTCGTTTTTGTATTGATCCTAATCTCATATTATTCATAAGAAAAATTCAACTTATACATATAGCCGAAACGTATAACAAGATTTCGCTTGACAAGCCGAGCTAAAGATGATTCAACTTGTTGCATATTGCAACGTTCATAAAGGTTGATGTGGGCCAGCACTTTCACCTATGTACACATATTGACTGGGATATCTTTCAAGATATCTCACAATTCTTTCTTGCCTTTCACTTAATCTCATGATTTCATCCAGATTGTTTACTTTAATTTGACTTGTGTGTCGTTAATCCGTTGAACAATATCTTTAATGAATTGTTCTTTATTGACAATATTTTTTACTTGTTCAACAACTGTGTCATAATTTGCACGATATAATGTTTGTTCTAATTTGGATTTCGTCGTGTAAACCTCTGCTGGTTCGTCATTCATTTTTTCTAGAGTTTTCATAGTTGTATCATGAATGATTTCAGTAATTTTTCGTGGAATTCCACGTGATAATTTATCAGTAATTAGGTTTTCAACTTGTTCATTACTAGGAATTTGTAACCATGCTTTAATTAATTTTGTGATCATATTAGTTCATCCTGTCTGATAATTGTTCAATTTGCAACTCGATTTCATAAAGTTCAAATTCTGTTCTGTGAAGTTTACCATAAAACGCACCTAGTTCGGTAGCAGTTTTTGGATCATGATATTTCGAATCCAAGTCTCGTAAACGTTGTTCCAAAATGGATCGCCACAATTGAAGGTATAACAACTGTTCAACAAGTTTCATAACCATTCCTTAATTATGTTATTTTCTTTATCTACTCGTACAAATCTTAATCCATTGAATCTAGCGAATCTAAGTGCTTTATCATGATCTAACTGAATTCTTAAACCTGTAGTATACGGTTTAGCCTTTTTGTTTTTTCCTGTTGTTTCACTACTGTAGGTAGAATACGTTTTAAATACTTGCTCGTTGAACATTCATCTATTTGTCCACGATTATGAATAGTGTAATCGACTCGTTCAGGATCAACTAAAAATACTTGCTTTGTGCCATATTCGTCTTTCATCCTGTCTGATAATTGTTCAACCAGTTTCATACAATTCCAAAACATAAGCATCGATGTCACCAGTGCAAATTTCGGCACTATAATATCCATCAAAGATTTCACAACAAAGCTTCACGTTTTCAATCGTTTTAAACACTTCACCGCGAAAGCTAGCTTTACAGTCTTTCGGAAAATATGCATATCCACCTTCACAAGGTTTAATCGTGCCAATATGTTTACCTTCAAGATAAACTCTCGATTCATCTCTAAATGTCGGTTTCATCGTCCATTTGATCTCACACAACATCTTCACGTGCTTTCGATGTTTTCATATCAGTTTCATCGTCCATTTGATCTCACACAACATCTTCACGTGCTTTCGATGTTTTCATATCAGTTTCATCGTCCATTTGATCCCACACAACATCTTCACGTG